TGACTTCTCTAGCAACAGGAAAACTAGTTGGATCACTAGCGGGTAATATCGTTGGTGCTGTTACTGGCGGTATATTACCAAGTCAAATAGTTGGTGCGGTAGGATTAGCAGCAACGACTATGATAACATCCAAAGAAATGAGAAACTTATCTAGGCAGTTATTATCTGGTCTATCACCTCAAATGAGAACAACATTTAGAAGCATGTCTCTTATGACTTCTTCTATTGAAACCGGTGTTGGTGGTGGTTTTATGACAGGTGGTAGAGTTGATCCTATGTTCTATATGACAAATGCTGTTGGGCTTCTGGGTAAATGTAGAGCGGTAGGTGATATGGTTTATTGTATGCAACAACTTCAGTATGATTCGCGTTTGTATGGAACAAGTAGACTGCCGAATATTACCATAATGATTGATACACCATTTGGTATCAAGATGCCTCTCAGTATTGATCCATCTGGTCTCATATCACAGAATATACCAGCACCATTACAAGCACTCATAAGCACGTTTACCTCGTCTCTAACAAAATCAAATCTGTTTCCTGGTGTAAATCCTGGTGAAAATCTATTTGGTGCTTCTGCTGCGACAATGTTCAATATGTATAATAGAATGGCACCAGAGATACAGAATGTTGCTATAAATCTAGCCAAGAAACTAAATCAGTCTGCTCCCGCTAATGTATTTGCTGCTACTAATAGAATAACTAATAGAGGTGGAAACCCATTTGGATCAATGTTCCTGTGATGAATAAGGATGTAATGTCATATGTCTGATACAACAAATAAAACTCAACCCAGTTGGTCTAGCCCAGAAGACGCTCGCAAGAATACTAACGCTGGGCAGTATCCAAACTATCATTCAACAAAGACTCGTAGTGGGCATTTGATTATGATGGACGATAGTAATGGAGCAGAACATGTGACGATACAGCATAGATCGGGTTCTATGATCCAGTTCATGCCTGATGGTGCTGTTCAATATGTTTCTCATAAGGGGCAGTATAGCATCATATTTGGTGAGAATAGAATACTTGTCAGTGGTGCACAAGATATAGTTGTTCAGGGAGATGCATCACTAAAGATTGATGGAGACTATAATGTAAATGTTCAAGGTGATATGAATCTGAATGTTACTGGCGATCTGAATATGACAGCCAAGAATAATAATCAGACAATTCGTGGAAATATAGATATCATATCTAAGAATAAAGTTGAGAAAATAGAAGGATCTGTGACAACACAAACACAGGGTTCTATGTCTATACTATCACAGAAAGGTATGACGATAGCATCGGCTGATGATTCACTCGCTATAGGTGCCAAGAAACAGATAGGAATAAATGCTAAATCTGGAGCATTGACCGTAAAATCTGGTGGTAAAACGTCATTCAAAGCGGGTGATGACTTTGCTGTTGATGCTCCTAAAGTATATCTAAACTCGGATCACGCAGAAGATGTTGAGTCCGTATTCACTCAGTCTCCTGCTACACCACCAGAAAAAGAACCAGATATCATTACTTAGCAATAGAGTATAAATAGTTATATGTCAACAGTATCTAGAAAACACGATTATAGCGACTTAGATTTGGACTTTATAGCACATCCCACTACTGGAGATGTGGTAAGGAAGTTTGGACCCGACGCAATCAAGAGGTCTGTGAGGAATATTATACTAACCAACTTCTATGATAAACCATTTAGACCAGGTATTGGTTCTAATGTTCAAAAGCTATTGTTTGAGAATGCCAATCCTATTGTTGAAAATCTTTTGATAGATGCTATTGAAAATGTTATTGAGAACTATGAACCAAGAGTTAGATTGTTAGAGACAAGAGTAGTATTTGATAATGATAATAACGGTTTCAATGTTTCGTTGTATTATGTCATTCTAAATAGAGAAGAACCTGCTGTAGTAAATATATTCTTGGAGAGAATCAGGTAAATGCCCACATCAAATACTGCCTTGAGGGTCACTGAGTTAGACTTCGGCACAATCAAAGAAAATCTAAAGAACTATCTAAGAAATCAATCTGAGTTTCAGGACTTTGACTTTACGGGCTCAGGTATGTCAGTTCTTCTTGATGTATTAGCATATAATACTCACTATATGGGATATTATCTCAATATGGTGGGTAATGAAATGTTCCTTGATACAGCACAGTTGCGTTCATCTGTATTGTCTCATGCCAAAGCACTCAACTATATTCCAACAAGCAAGATTGCGGCCAAAGTAGATGCTGATATTGTTGTCACTCCGTCAGAAGACGAGGACACATCAGCCACGACACTAACACTAGACAAGTATACTAAGTTTCTGGCTAGAGATAAAGACGGTGTAAACTATCAGTTTGTAACAGAAAACTCAAATACAGTAACTAAATCTGGTAGTTCATTTACTTTCAATAATATTAGATTAGTTCAGGGTGAAATAAACACTCTACAGTTCTTGATGGACGATATCGCCAATCCATCAAGAAGATTTCATATTACTTCACAAAATGTAGATACATCAACAATAACAGTATTGGTTCAAGCATCAGCAACAAACACAGATGTTACGCAATATCTTGTATACAATGATATAACGGAAGTATCGAGCAATACTCCAGCATTCTTTGTAGAAGAAAGAGAAGATAGTTCATATACCCTATACTTTGGTGACGGTGTAATTGGTAAAAAACCTCAGAATGACAGCATCATAGTTTGTACATACTTAGACACATCCGGTTCGGTAGCAAATAATATTTCAGTATTCGCACTAAACGATGATATAAATGGTTTCTCAGACAATGTTGAAATAACGGCAGCAAACTCATCTTTCGGTGGTATAGAAAAAGAATCAATAGAACAAGTTCGATTCCGTGCGCCATATTATTATACAACACAAAATCGGGCAGTCACAACAACAGATTATCAAACACTCATAACAAAAGATTATCCAAATATTGAATCCGTCTCAGCTTGGGGTGGTGAAGATAATGATCCAGTAGTATATGGTAAGATATTCCTAAGTCTAAAAACACGCCAGAATATTCAACTAACAAATGCTGATAAAGAAAATATAAAAAACACGCTGATCCGAAACAGAAATGTTGTGACTGTCACACCCGAAATAGTGGATCCAGACCTAGCATATCTCAGAATATTTGCGAAAGTAAACTATAATCCTTCACTAACAGCATATGATAGTGGGCAGTTGTCATCTTTAGTTCGTGCTGCTATCTTTGACTATAATGATGAAGAACTAAACACTTTTGATGCTACATTCCGTAAATCTAAACTATCTCGCTATATTGAAGGCGCTGATAAGTCTATTGTTGGTACCGATATTACAGTATTCGTTCAGAAGAAAGTCACTGTGGATCCTTTGAATAGCAGAAAATATGAAGTCAACTTCAATATGCCTCTTAGAAAAGGCAACTACTCACAGAAGTTCTTCTCGTTTCCTGAAATCCTTATTGACGATACAAATGGCATTGAGCGAGAAACATTATTTGAAGAAGTATTGGACGCACCTTCTGGTATCAACTCCATTGCTATAACAAACGGCGGTTCATCATATCAAAGTGCACCCGAAGTTATTATCAGTGGTGACGGTACAGGAGCAAAAGCAAGAGCATACGTCTCTGGTGGTAAAGTGTATAAGATTGACATTACAAATCCAGGCGTTGACTATACCAGAGCATCAGTGACATTTAGTGGTGGTGAAGGCAGAAACGCTGCTGGAACACCACAACTTGAAAACAACTTCGGAACAATCAGATCGTTCTACTATGATACGACTGGTAAAAAAGTCATTATGAACTCAACTATAGGTTCAATAAACTATCAGACAGGATTTGTCACAGTAGGACCATTTAGAACAGCAGGTACTATTGATAACGCTTTCTATGGAACAAATATCGTTACATTCTATACTCCAGCAGCAAATGAGATTCTGTTGCCTCTGAGAAATAGAATATTGACGATTGATGAAAACGACACCAGAAGTGTCATTATTGAAATGATCGCAGAAGAATGACAACTAATACTAAAATATCGCATCTCGTTTCTTCACAAGTTCCTTTCTTTGTAAGAAACGATCATGCCAACTTCATTCGGTTCATAGAGGCTTATTATGAGTTTCTGGAACAAGAAGGTGGTCTTGTTGATATTTCTAAAAATGTTCTTTCATATCGCGATATTGACCAAAGTATAGGTATCTTTGAACAAAAACTACATGACACATTTCTAAAACTTATTCCAGAAGATATACAGGCGGATAAAACACTTCTTCTGAAGCATATAAAAGATTTCTATAGAGCGAGAGGTACTGAAAAGTCTATTAGATTTCTGCTAAACCTTCTCTTTGGTGAGCAAAATGCTGAGTTCTATTATCCAAAGAAAGATGTATTGCGCGCATCAGATGGCAAATGGTTCATTCAAAAATCTTTGCGTGTATTTGATACTTATGTAAATGGTGTATTGGACGAAACACTTGTGGGATTGACTAACTTTGTTGGTAGATCACTAACAGGCAACACATCTGGAGCAACAGCAACAGTAGAGCGTGTTGATAAGTTCTATGAAAAAGGCACAGCAGTAGAAGAACTCATACTTATTGATATTCTTGGAACATTTGAGAATGGTGAGACTGTCTTTGCATTATACGAAGACACCAATGGTATTACCAGACCCATAAGCGCGAATGTGTTCGGCGGTATCATAAACACAGTAACAGTAACAGATGGTGGTGCTGGTTATACAGTAGGGACTCATCCTCCAGTAGAGGGTGGTGGTGGAACAGATGGTAACGTTCGTATTGATAGTGTTTCTACTGGTACAGTTGCTTCTATTACAGTTCTTGATGGTGGTGCTGGATATCAAGTAAATACATACGCACTATTCACTGGCGGTGGTGGTGGATCTGGTGCTAATGCTGTTATTAGTGTTGTTTTGGATGACGAAAGTATTCATCCAAATACATATAATATAGCATACAGCACTATTAGTTTGGAGGCAAATACTCCTCTAAACAACACAATATATTCTAATCTGAATACTACTATTGTATCCTCACCCAATGTGAATACTACACTTGCAGATGCTTTACAGTTTTTTGTCTATGCAAATACTGGCCCCGCCAGAACTATTGTTGTAAATGATCCGGGCAGTAACTACACCGAAGTGCCATCTATTAGTTTCAGCGCAAACACAAGAGTAAAAGAACTTCAAATACTTGGCAGAATGGAAATCGTAGACGGTGGTGCAGGATATGTTATTGGTGATACTATTGAGTTCATCAATGCTCCTGGTGGATTGGGTACAGGAGCAGCAGCCAATGTCACAAATGTAAATGGTTCTGGTGCTATTACCGAAGTTAGATTTGAACCTGTTGAGGGGCAAATAACGGGTGGTTCAGGATATAATGTTCTACCAATAGCAAATGTCATTACATCTACTGGTTCTGGTGCGGACATTCAAGTAACAGCAAGACTGGGTGAAGGTGGTGAATATATTGTGGCTAATACAACTCTGGGCGCTATTCAAACCATATCTATTATCAACAGAGGTACTGGTTATACAAGTGTACCAACTATCAATCTACAATCCTTGGGTGATGGAACAGCAACAGCAACAGCAACGATTCTTCAAGGCGTATATACATATCCTGGACGTTATCTAAACGATGATGGATTTATTTCATCGTATAACTTTTTACAGAATAGAGATTACTATCAAAACTTCTCTTACGTATTGCGTTTGAAAGAGTCTCTGGCTAACTATCGTCAAGCAATAAAAGACTTGGTTCATCCAGCAGGAACTAAACTGTTTGGTGCTTATCTTGTAGAAGATAATGCTGAGAGTATGGAACAATCTGCGGGCGCAGTAGAGACTAATAGTTATCTAACATTTGATAAAGAATATACCAAGACAGGTAACGCAATAACGATTGAGTATGTTTCTCATGGGCTTTATGTGGGAAATACTGTATATCTAGAGTTCACAAGTGGTGGAACTACAAATACAAAGAACGGTATATACACAATCACAGCATCTAACACTGATAATATTTCTGTTATTCAACCAAAGAGTGGTGTTAGCACAATAACAATTACAGATGGTGGTGCTGGATATAACTCCAATAGTTATTTGGTATTCAGCACAGATGATGGTAAGCAAGCAAACGGCACATATACAATCAACTCCACAGGTTCTATTGTAACAGCAAATATAACCGACTATGGTTTCTACTATAACAGCATACCCACAGTTACCGCAAACGGCAGCAATAGTTCACCTGCGACATTTAGTGTCACATTGACGCACTATGCTAATACAACATCAGGTAATGTCAATGTGTCTGTTATTGTGATATAAATATATTGATATAATCTAGAGGAATAAAAAACCAAATGAGTTCTTCGTCAGCAACATTTATCAACTTTCGTGTGAATAACGCAGAACAGTTCAAGGAATCTGTCTCCGAACCCACACCCAATACTAACATATATCTAACTTATGGTAAGGTATATGATTGGGCAAGTGAACCTACTCCTAATACCGCTGTTGCTACTGCTTGCACTGAATATGAAATCTGGTCAAATATGATTGCTGGTAAGAAACTACTTGGTAATGATATATCTCATGTTATTCCTAGATTCAACTGGACAGCAAATACCAAATATATCGCATATAATCATAAAGATCCCAATCTATATGATGGCAATACACAGTTCTATGTTCTAACAAGTGATTACAACGTATATAAGTGTTTATCTAACAATAATAGTGCTAATAGCACAGTAGAACCATCGGCAATCAATACAGAAGCGCCAACAGAGACAGAAGACGGATACATCTGGAAATATATGTATACCGTCACCGATGCCGATTTGATTAGATTTACTACATCTAACTATATTCCAGTCAGAACACTAACAGGATATGATGGTACTCTACAATGGAGTGTTCAGCAGAACGCAACAGAGGGTGCTATCTATTATATTGCTGTATCTAACTCTGGATCAGGATATACAAATACATCAAACATATTAGTAACAATCTCTGGAGATGGTGCTAGTGCTGAAGCAACAGCAAACATCAATGTTACTTCCCAGACAGTTTCTTCTATCGTTCTAACAGATTATGGGCAAGATTACACATATGCTACAGTAACAATCACAGGTGGTGGTGGAACTGGTGCACAAGCAACAGCAATGATGAGCCCTCCTGGCGGACACGGCGCTAATCCGATCTATGAGCTTGGTGGTTCAGCATTGATGTTCAATCCAATCATTAGAGGAACAGAAGAAGATCAACTACCAGCAACTAATGATATCAGACAAATAGCATTACTAAAAGATC